TCAACATCTGTATATCCACCTTCTGATTGATCAATTTTCAATTTTTCAGCAGCATACATATCAAGTGGTATGTCCCATTTCTTAGCCAACCTCATATCTTCTTGTGTAAGTTTGACTTTTTTACCGGAAGTTGCAGAAGAACGTGATGCTCCTGCAACCACTTGAGCAGTCGTTTTCGGTGACTGAACCGGAACTTCTTGTTCCACATTTTTTTGTTGTGTATTAAACTTATGTGGAAATGCTTTTCTTAAACGATTATCTACTTCAGAATAATATGAATCATCTAAAGGATTAAGACCTATATCTTTTAACTCAACATCAATTGCTAAAGCAGCAGCTGTCATTACATTGTCTTTACCAAACCATTCATTATCTGATGCCCACCTTACTGCTCGTGGATCTGCTTGCTGTTGTCCAGGAGATTGTTGTTTAATTTGTTGCTCATGCTGCTCTACACTTTGTTTGTATTTTTGAAGTGCAGCTTTTTGTTGTGCTACATTATCAATATCTTTTTGATGCTGGTTTAGTAATTCCTGTGCTTTTAAAACCTTTTCTCCATCTCCGCTTTGATAAGCTTCAATATAGTTTGTTCTAGCAAGCTCTAATCCTTCTTGTAATTGTTTTTCTGAAGTATCAGTAGTTATTTCTTGAGCTTCAGTAAATTGTCTTTCTCTTCCAATGAGCCTTTTAGTTAAGTCTTCATTTTTTTGAATAAGATTTTGAATATGTTCATCTCGTTCCTTACGTTGCTTAACAAGATGCCTTATTCTTTTTTGAGCGCCCTTAGTTTTTATACCTTTTATTTCTTCAGGTTCACTATCTACTTTTTCTTCTATTGATACTTCTTCTTCTTCTTTTTCTTCTTCTTCTTCAATAAGACTACCACCTTCATCTTCCCAAGAGGACTCGGAAGTATCTTCTTCCTGAACCGCTTCTGTCTTTTTTTCTTCTTGACCTTCAATCTCATACTCTACTTTTTTTAGCTCTTCACCCTTGGGAACAGTAATCTCGGCCCATTGTGTATCACTCATGTATTTATTTTCCCTTCTTAATTACGCTGTTACGAATCAACGACTACGTCTATTTATAATATCATATCACATAACTAACAATTATCCAAATAAAAAATTAACTAACTAGATAAATTAAATGTAGGGTCTAAATCCTTTGAATTATCTACCTTCATCATAATTTGATCATCAAAAAGAATTAATAGTTTAACTCCCTTATAAAAAAGTTTAGTTCCTGTATGTTTACCATAGCATACATAATCTCCTATCTTACACCACGGTCCTTTGGGAAACTTATCCTGATCTAAATATGCTAATTCTCCTAATGCTAAAACTCTTCCTACAGTAGTTAAATAAGCCATGTCGTCCTTTGTTGAGTCAGGAAGAAGAAGACCACCCTTTGTTATACCCTTTACTGATACAGGTCGTATCAATAAATTATATCCTGGCAGATGTGGTAATTTTTTAGGATCAGGAATGTCTTCCTTCTCTGAAATCCATTGATCATTTTTAATTGCTTTTTCCATAGCTACTGAGCGCACTAATTATCCTCCTCTTCATTGTCAAAACCGCCACTTCTTTTTTTAATAATATTAGTAAGTGTTTCTCTTGAAAATATTATTCCCTTACAATAACCTACAAGATTTTGGTATTCTGAAAAGGAACCTCCAGCACCCATAGCTAATGCTTCCTTAACTCTTTCTATTTCTTTATTACATTCTAAAATAATTTCGTCCCAAGCTTCCATCTTATTGTCCGGTAGAACTTCCTATATCAGGAGAACCACCAATCCACCAATATCCTATTGCCATACCTATAACAATCCAGATTGGTGCTGAGATCCAAAACCACTGGCTACATCCACAACCAACACAATTACAACCCAACTTCATTATATGTTTTAATGATTCTTTCATAAGTTAATCTCCTTTGCTGAAACTATTTCTTGAACTTTAGTTGATAAATTTTCCTTTTTTAAATCCGTTTTTTCGGCCATTTTTGCCAACTCCATTAATACATCTATTCCCTTTAACTGTTTATCACGATTATCATCGTTAGCCATAACTGCTAATTTTGCAACAATTTCCATAACTTTAAGCTTTTCACTTGTATCAAGTTTAGCTTGTTCAGTTGCTACTCTAGTTAAGATATCAATAGCTTTGATAGCCTGTCGTGCTGCTCTTTCTTCACTCTTCTCTTGTATACCAATCTGTTCACTCATTCCCTTCTGAATGATCTTAGCCTCTAATTCTTTTTCTTCAAGATCAAGTTTTCTATTTTCAAGGGCTGCATCTACTGAATCAGTAGCTGCTTTTAGCTGTAGCTTCTGTTGTTCTAAAGCTACTCTTGCTTGTTCAAGCTGAACCATCTGCTGTTCAGGACTCATCTGTTTACCCGCTGCTGCTTTATTGGCCTGAAGAATTTGTTGAGCAGCCTTTACTTGTGCCATTTCTACAATATTTTCAGATGAAGCAGTTTCAGGTGGAACACGTTTAATAATTTCATTTGCCATTCCACTCATCTGTTCTTGATATTTAAGAACTGAATGTTCCTGAACATTAGCTTGCAAGACAGGTATAATCCTTTTCATAATAGGATTTGCACCATTCATGGGATCTTGTATATAGGCCATCTTTACTTGAATATGAGCATCATGATCCTGTCCTGGGAATGCTCCAATTGGAATACCTTTTGTAGCTGCCAAGATATCAGATACAGGATCTT